TCAAGGATGACTTCCAGGCATATACCGCTGGTCAGTTTTTGCGAGCTACTGTTGGTGATAATGCTGCTGCCAAGCAGTGGTGTGCAGACCATGGCATTATGAATGTCCATGGCACCACCGACAATGCTAAAGGTGGCGTATTGGTTCCAGACGGATTTGAGTCTGCGATTATCAACTTGCGTGAAGAGTATGGTGTATTCCGCCAGAACGCACGTGTTTATCCAATGAGCGAGCCTATCGTCTACGTTCCACGACGCCAAAGCGGTTTCACCGCCTACTACGTTGGTGAGAACAGTGCAGGCACCGAAAGCGATGCTTCGTTCAGTCAAGTTAAGCTCGATGCCAAGAAATTGATGATCTTGACTCGCTTGAGCCAAGAACTTAATGACGACGCCATCATCAGCCTGGCAGACTTCGTTGCCAACGAAATGGCTTATGCTTTCGCAGTTCAGGAAGACCAAGCAGGTTTCTTGGGTGATGGAAGCTCGACCTACGGTGGTATCGTTGGTCTGAAGAACGCATTGGCCGCAGGTTCGGTCGCAACCGCTGCTGCTGGCGACGATACCTTTGAAGAGGTTGAGCTTGGCTTCTTCCAGAATGCAGCTGGATTGCTACCTCGCTATCCAGGTATTCAACCACGCTGGTATGTCCACAACGCATTCTACTGGAATGCGATGGTTCGCTTGGCAAACGCTGCTGGTGGCAACACTATCAACAATGTGGAAGCAGGACCAAGTGGATTGTCCTTCATGGGCTACCCAGTGGTTTTGGTCAATGCCTTGCCATCGGCCTTGACGACTCTCGCTAGCACGGTAGTTGGCTTCTTCGGTGATTTGTCAATGTGTGCCACCATGGGTTCCCGCAGTGGCATTTCGATTGTCAGCGACTCTAGCCGATACTTTGAGTATGACCAGATCGCACTACGCTGCACACAGCGTTACGACATTGTTTGCCATGAAGTCGGCACTGCAAGTGCTGCTGGCCCAATGATCGCGCTGAAGATGGGCACTGCGTAATTAATTGAACTTTGACACTGGCAGGTAGCTAAAACTGCCTGCCAGTGTTTGCTGATAATAATCTTCCCTATCATAAGAAAGACCAGGTGATACCATATGAAAGTCGCACAATCTGTTAATCGAAGCATTGCCATTGCTCCTAAGAGTTTAGCGAGCAATACGACCACAACTTGCAGCATCGACTGTGCTGGTGCTGATTACGCAACGATTGAAATTGCTTTCGCTGCCGAACTCAACACCAACGCAACAGGCCCAAGCATTACGCTGGAAGAAGGCGATGCTATTTCGTCGGTAGCAACCTTCAATGCAAGCTTCAACCGTACTGCTGAAGATTGCACTGCTGCCAAACTGGTTGTTTACCACTTAGACCTCAAAGGTCGCAAGCGATACCTCAAGTTGTCGCTCTCGACCCCAAACTCCAGTAATGACGTTATCCTAGCTGGTGCCAACGCTGTCCTATCGAAAGAGATTGGACCGATTGGCACAACGGGTCAAGGCGACGTTGTTGTGATTGGCTAAGTTTAACCTGTTGCAGCGATGCCCTTCCGCTGCAATAGTAAGGAGTCGGCAGACCCTAGCCCTAGTCTGTCGACTCCGTTTACTAGGGCATTGGGGTGACTTATGGGCGAGCCAAGAAAACTACAGTTTCGCGGGCAACTGTTACAGGACAAGTGGGTGTATGAGCATTATCGTCGGCATGTCAACATCCTTGATTATCGTGGCTATTTTGTTGACGTGGGTTGCAACGACGGAGTTAAGATAAATAACACGCTGGTGTTTGAGGGCGACTTAGGCTGGGATGGTGTTTGTGTTGATGCTGATAGGCGAATGATTGAACTTGCTAGGCAGAATCGCAAATGCCAAGTCGTGGAAGCAGTTGTTTATCAAGAGACAGGTCAAGAAGTTTGTTTTGAAGAGAATGACGAGAGTTTACTATCTGGTGTTAGCACAGTAGGTGGGCAATTACGAACGACTGCGAGCCTAGCAGACATCTTGGCAGCAGTAAATGCGCCTAAGCAGATAGATTACATTTCACTGGACGTAGAAGGTGTTGAGGACAAGATCCTAGAAGGATTTGAAGACGCTGACTACGACGTGAACTGCTGGACGATTGAGCATAACGGTGATGGGGCTAGGGCGAGTGCGATTTTGAACTGGTTAGCAGAACGCGACTATTTAATCAAAATCGTGCATTGGGATTTCTTTGCTATTAAAGAAGGGTTTGTATTAAATGGACTCAACTGAATTTAAAGTTGCTGCGATGATGACGTTACCTCGTTATGAGAACGTCTATTGCCGAAACACAATTGATGCGGCGCTGCGAGAGGTGGGTATTCCACTGCAAACAGCCCAGGGCGTATTTTACGGTCAGTGTATGCAGAGGCTTTTTGATCGAGCTATTTCGCATAACATTGATGTTGCCATTACAATTGATTTTGACTCGATTTTCACAGGAAACGATATAATTAAGTTGCTACAGGTACTTGCCAGCGATCCAGAGATTGATGCAGTAGCACCGATGCAGGCTCGTCGAGGTGGTCACTTTCCGCTGATGACGATTCGAGGTGAGAAGTCGGCAGTCTGGGATGGCAAGCCTATTAAGGTATCGACTGCACACTTTGGTTTAACTGCGATTCGATTAAACAAAGTTGCTGCGATGCCAAAGCCTTGGTTCTGGAGTACACCAGGCGAAGGCGGAAACTGGGAAGATGATTCTGGTAAGATCGACGACGACATTTACTTTTGGCGAGCATGGGAACAGGCAGGCAATAGTGTTTACGTTGATCCTAATATTTGCATTGGTCACATGGAGGAGATGGTTGCCATTCATAATGAACAGATGCAAGTAGTCCACATGTATCCCAAGGCTTGGAAGCAGATGATTGAGAATGGCAAGCGTGAATCTCACAACGCTATTGCGGCACAAGAAGAAGAGAAATCCTAACAAGGTAATATCCTATGGATGAAACCAACTTAAAGCGACTGACAGGTGCTTATACCTCACTGACGAGCGTCACTGCTAAAACAGATTGGCCTCTGTCGGTTGCTGAAGTCAAAAAGCAGTTAGAAATCTATGATGGCGACACTGCCCATGACGAGTTTCTCCAAAACATGATCTATGCGGTCACTCAGCATTATGAGCATGACACGCAAATGAAGCTTACCAGCGAAACATGGAAGATGACGCTGGATAGGCTCGAAGGCGATTATATTGAGTTAGCGCACAGGCCAGTTAGCAGTATTTCCTACATAAAATACTACGACTCTGGAAATACGCTACAGACGCTTTCTACTAGCGTTTATGCTCTTGATGGTGCTACGGGAGACGTGGCACCAGGCAATAGTCGAGTGCTGCTGAAGTACAACCAGGACTGGCCTGACCTAGCGGATAGATGGGATGCTGTCGAGATTCGATACGTGACTGGTTACGGCGCTGGCACTGCTGTTCCACAGATCCACAAGCAGGCATTGCTACTACTTGCCACATTTTACTTTGAACATCGTGGCGAGCCAATGTCGACGAATCTGCGAGTGCATACTGCTTACGATAACGTAATGCGACGATTCAATAGGCCAAGTTATCCTTGAGGTTTGACAAAACATGACGTTATACCAAGGCAATGCCAAACAGTTTGTCGGCATGTTTCGACACAGGATTCTAGTTCAGGAGTTAAGTGAGACGAATGATACAACCACAGGGCAACCCGTTAGGACTTGGACTACATTCGCTAACAACTTACCTGCCGCCTATCACGACATTACAGGTGGAGAAGGCCAGCGAGGCGGACAAATTGAAGCTCAAAGCGCTACTCGATTTACAGTCCGTTACATGGACGGGTTTAAGCCGACCATGCGAGTCTACTTTAATGGGACTTACCACAACATTACTGATGTGCGACAAGTCGATGGAAATAGGCGATACCTAGACCTGTATTGCAGAAACGTCAACAACGGGGAAGTCATTAGCTAATGGCAAACTGGAAGCGTACTAGATCTGCAAAAGTTAGTTACGACACTAGCGAAATCGATGCGATTGTTAGTCGCATTGAGGCTATGCCGCAAGAGGTGCGCAAGCATATTAAATACGCCAGCATGCCAAAGGCAACTAAGTACGTAGCTAATGTCTGGGTGGCGCAGATACCTAGTGGTGATCCAGCAAATGAAGCGAAGCGTGGCAAGGGTGCTGAACAGGATGCTTTCAGGTCAGCACCTAAGTTAAAGACGACCGTTGATTACGTGATTCGAGATATTGGTCGAGTTGGCTTGAATGCGTTCGTTGGGACTGTTTATCCAAAAAGCAATAAGATTAACTTTGACTATCATGGTCAAACGGATCGCATGATGTCTTTCTGGGCAAAAAAGGGACATCCAACACGATACCGAGCAAGATCGAAAAAGAAACGCTGGTTAGCTAAGATTGTCCACGACTTAACCTATCCTGAAGTGATTCGGATCTTGGAAAAAGGCGTCGACGAGGCAGTTGTGCAGCATATGGAGAGCAAGACCGATGGCTGATGTTGCTAGTGGCTTTAGAGCATATCTGCTCGCACAGTCTGCGATTACGAATCTTATTGGTTCTGGTGCCTCGGCAAGATTCTATCCAGATGAGTTGCCACAAGGATGCACGTTGCCAGCTTGCACGTATTCAAAGATTAGTGTTCGGCATGAGCATGTTATTGGTAGCGACTGGGGACGTAGTGGCTTTGCTGCTTGTCGATTAGAGATTGAATGCTATTCTCTGACTCGTTCGCAAAGTAGTGATATTGCAGATACAATTATGGATTATGTTTGCGGGCCGACAGGCAGGCTACGAGGAGTTTACGGAAACGTCAATTTCCTCGATGTCATGGTGGGCGATGGGGCTAGAACTTACGCAGATTCTCCGACAGATGGTTCTGACGATAGACGGTACGTTACTGTTATCGAATTCATGGTTAATTATTTTGACGACTAGGAGTTTGTTCGATGCCAATTACAGAGACTCACGCAGATACAGGTGCAGGCGCAACGATTTCGTTCTCTGGCACCACCTTTGCAGCCAAGATTCGCAGCATCCAGTTGCCGACTTGGGCAGTAGATGATTTGGAAAAAAGCACGCTAGATACCACTGCATATAAAGAATATGTGCCATCGGATCTAGTGGAGCCAGGCGAGGTTAGTGTAACCTGCTTAATGCCAACCAGCTTTGACCTGCCAGTGGTTGCAGCAACCGTGACAGAAACCTGCACGATTACGTTTCCACTAAGAAAAGTGGCATCTACCACGACAACTAGCAATGAAACCACTGCTGCGAATATCGCTGGCACAGGTTACTTCAAATCGTTTGCTTTGCCAAACTTGCAGTTGGGCAACCTGCAAGAGGCAACTTTTGTGTTTAAGTTTGACGGTGGTACTGGCCCAACCTTTACCAAGTCTGCTTAATGCACCTAATGGTTTACTAGGGCTGTTTTTTCTATAGGATTTTCTCTGCATGTATGACGTACAGTTAAAACCGCACAAAGGCACGATGCGTAGCATCTTTGGTCCGATTGAAGTTGAGCATGACCAATGGATGATTTACGTCAATGGACTTCACGTTGGTTACGTTGGCAAGTCGCCTTCAGCACCCATTAACATCTTTGCAGAGATGAGTAAATCAATGCTGCAAGATGTTCGTGCTGAAGTAGTTAAACAATTAGGATCTGTCTCTGTTGTCGTGCAACCGCCGACAGATGAAGAAGTGGCAGAACATTTAAGGGCTGTTTCTGGTTTAGATTTTGAGGAAGACGAGGATTAGTATGGGCTTATTAGATCGCAGTGGATTGCTGAGTAAGAAGGGTCGTCGCTATCGAGATGTGGAACTGCCATCTGGTGGTACTGCTAGGCTACAAAGCCTGACAGAACTGGAGCGCAGTGAATATAACAGCGAGTTACTAGACAAGAAAGGTGAGGTAGATCGCAAGAAGCTTACCTTTGGCACAGCGATGCTATTGGTGAGGATGCTCGTTGATGAGGAAGGCAAGCGATTGTTTCTCGACAACGAATATGAAGAGCTTTCGTCCATCGACTCGCTAGATATGGAAGTTTTAGGCGACGAGGCGAGAAAGCATGTTGGCTTCGACGCTGAAACACGCAAAGAACTTAAAAAAAAATCCGAAGCGACTCAAGATTAAGGGTGGCAGCGGAATTATGTTTACGGACAGGTCAGGCGGATGTTTATAATTTTTTAGATACCGTCGACCCGTCCGTAATTGATTTTTGGCAGGCATACTATGAGCTATATCCACTGAATGAATATGACGATGAGAAGAGAGAGTTTGCAACGAACTGCTCGATGCTAAGTCGCTTCATGTCGTTGTTTGCTGCCAGCCAAGGCGTGACGATTGAGGCATTGCATGACAATGATTTCCTGCCGAAGCGATTAAGATATAAAATCGACAATACGCTACAATCGTCGGCCGACATGGAAAAGACGTTAGTTTCTGGATTGAAGTTAGGATAAAAATATGACCAAGGTTATCAGTTACGCTAACGTCCAGATTCGCTATAACGCTGACACTAGCGGTCTAAAGGCACACCGAACGGACCTCGCTGCCATTACGAGGCTTATTCGAGCGAATGAGAATGAGGGAGAAAAATTCATTCGCAGGATTGAGACATTAAGCAAGGTTGCTGCTACTGGTGGAAGAGATCAGGAGTTTTTAGCAAAAGGCACCAGAGCAGCGGTACACGAATTCATTCGCGGTGCTGTTGCTGCCGATAGATACGAGGAAGCATTGGAAATGCTGAAACGCCAATTTCCAATGCTTACCAATGAAGCACAAAGATTTGCAGCGACATTAAAAAATGTAAACCGAACACAAGCACCAACTAAGTCTGCAACGAGTGATCTGCTTGGAATTGCTGGGGCTACAACACCTCTAGGTTCTCTTACGGTTGCTGCTGCTGGAACTTTTATTGCACAAGAAAGCGTGCAATTTATTAAGGACAGCATTAACGCATACGCTGACATGCGAGGCGAACTTGTCAAACTAGAAGTTATGCTTGGCAGTGTTGAGCAAGCGGAGCGTAGTTACGCTGAGTTTCGCGGCATCGCCGTTAAGGCATCACTAGAGTCAAAGGCTGTCACTGCTGCTGCTTTGACTTTAGCTCAATTTGGTGTGGCAACAAATAAATTAACGCCCACCATGCGACAATTGTCTGTCATGGCAGCAGGCAATTCAGAACGATTGCAATCACTTGCTTTGGCATTTGCCCAAGTTACAGCGGCGGGCCGTTTAACAGGGCAAGAATCGCTTCAATTTGTCAACGCAGGATTTTCGCCATTGGCTGAAATAGCTAGGGTCACTGGTATTGAAATGTCTGTTCTTCGCAAGAGAATGGAAGAGGGCAAGATCAGTATTCAGGATGTCGCTAACTCGTTGATAACTGCGACCGAGGCTGGCGGAAGATTTTACGGAATGGCAGACAAGTTATCTAGGGATTTGCCTGGTCAAATTGCAGCATTAAAAGATGAGTTTCTAAAACTACAACAGGTCACTGGCGAGTTTTTTGTTGAAACTGGTGGCTGGTGGTTCATGGATGTTTTAAGGCAGATGCTTGTTGAGACAAGAGAAACAGTGCAACTGATTGCTGCTATTAGAGACGACATTTTTAGTTCAAAACCATACGTCAGCATGGACAATACACTATTAAATTTTGCAACAAGTTACGCAGACATCATGGCAACTATTGTCAAGGAATCGGATGATGCTGCTGCTAGTGCAGAAAAAGCCAAGAAAGCTGCAAATGACATGAAAAGGTCGCAAGGTGTTTCGACAGGTGATTTCTGGACCGATGCAATTAGTCAAGCCACATCTTTTGGTGAACAAATCTGGGAAGGTCTGAACAAAACCAGAGAGCAGATGCAAAAAGATGTACAGACTGTGCGTGATGCTGTTAAGCCACAGCAAATGACAGCAGAAATGATGAGTGGTATTGCAGATCGATTGGCTTTTCTGGTGCAGAACTTTGGCCTAGCTCAAGAGGATGCGATTAAATACTTGGCAGGCCTGCAAGAAGAAAGCAAGAAAACAAATACTGAATTGCCGCAAAGAATTGCATACGGAACTAAGCAAGCATACGAAATGTCCGTTAAAGCGCAAAACGACATACAAACAAAGCAACTGCATAAGCAGGAAGAGCAATTGCGGGAACAGAAGGCAACGAACGAAATCCTGCGTAGACTTAACATGCCTCAAATGGGAATAGTGACATAACATGCTAACTATAGTCGGACAAAAAAAGGGACGAAAAGTAAAATACCGTGGGCAAAACGGTGAGTTTTCCGTTAGCGTCCCGTTGTCTTTTATTGTCTATGACGAAACAGGCACAGCGTCGGCAGCAGATGTATTAGGTACTTTTGGCCTGCCAAATATCAACCGAATATGGAACATTGACGGAATAGATTCAACACTTGTTTGCAGGAGCAAGGAAGCTGAACAATGGGAAGGTAATAACAAATATTGGTCTGTCAATTGTGAACTTGAAACTGCTGATGGACCGACACTACCGAGTGGTCAAGGTGGTAATGAAGGGACTGGCCCAAGCGGATCTGGTGGAGACGAAGACGATCCTAAGGATCCAGCAGAATGGAAACCAGTCGTTAGCTTAGACTATGAAACAGTTGAGCGTCCGATTACATCTGACATTTTTGGGAAGCCGATTATAAACCTTGCAGGCAGACCATACGCAGCAGCAAGAACAAAAAAGGTGCTTGTTCCTTGTATTAAGTTTTATCAGTACGAAGACCAAAACCTAGAACTAGTTGACATTATTGCAAGAAATGAGTCACTGAACCAGTTAGAGTTTCTTGGTGGCATTCCTGGCTCATGGATGCTCACAATTGAGGACTGTGACCTCGTACAAAAAAACGGATTTGTGCGATGGAGAGTGCAGTACAAGATTCGCTACTTAACTCTGGATGTGAGAGATATACAGGACTATGTATATGCTTGGTACGGTAATCAATTTTCCTTAGCCACTACCTCATACATACACAATGGTCTTATTGGTGGCTGGAACGAAGTTATTCCGCAAGAAGACTACATTGACATTGAAGGCAATCCAGTTGTAGACAAAAACGGAAATCAAATCTACGGAAAACTTGGCGTTACAGGTGTTCGTATCCCTGGTGAAGAGCAGGGTACAGCACCAACAATCTACATCGTACATCAAGAATACAAATACATGGACTTTAGTGTTTTCACTCGAATTGAACAATAAGGACTTTACTTTATGGCAAACGAGATTCGCGTTACCGCAGGTTTATCTTGCACGAATGGCAACTTATCTTACTCTAAAAGCTACTCGGTTGCTGCCGACCAGGCAACCGCACGTGGTCCTAACCCAGGCACCGTCGATGTATCGACGACTGAGGCTACTGTCGGTTTTGGTAGCGTCACAGCACCTCGCTGGGCACTGTTTCGCAACATTGGCACCAATCCAGTTAACATCGGTGCGGGGACAGCGTTAGTTAGCTTTATGCAATTGAAAGCTGGAGAGCCTGCCGTTGTGCCTCTTGTGCCGAGTGTGACGGTTCGAGTACAAACAACGACAGGCACCAGTCGTTTGCAGATCGAGGCACTAGAAACCTAGTTGGGACATTCCTATGCCAGACGATATGCCGTATGGATTTGAAAAACCAGTCGCTAAGAAACTGCTGGACATGGCTAAAGCGCCAGGTCAGTCTGGCACTGGTTTTACTTTTGTGCCTGAGCAGAGACGGGTAGCGATTGCGAAGACAGGATTAACTGGGATTGCTGCTCGTTCTGGTGCTGTACCAGGCAGTGCGACTATTACGTTATGCGAAATAGACGGAACTAACGGAATCGTCACAACGACTATTAGCGAAACTGCCTATAACATTACTGGGTCAGCAGTTGCAGGCAATGCTTATATCGGCATTCAGCGAGAGTATGTCTCTGGCAAATGGATTGTAAACCTTGAAGATTGCGGTGCCTAATGGGCTTAAAGAAAAACAATCCAGGCTGCAATTGTTGTGGCGCAGAAGACTGCACTGGTCGATGCCTCTATAAGTGCGTTGGTGAATTGCCGTGCCCATCAGCATGTGCCATTCGCATTGATATGCCGACTCCAGATAGCGTCCCAGAAGCGTCTGGTCCAAGTTGCCCACCTGCTGATTGTGATTTAGACGGGTTGTGCAATGCCTGCAAGATCTTCTTTGATGGCATATTCTATTTAACGCCAGTCACCACAAGGTTTTACAACACAAGCAATGCTAGTGTTGGTGACATATGCACGCCATTTGGTTCAGTTCCGTATGCCAATGGGTCTACAGATGGTAATTCATCTGGCTCTTGCGACTCTGCAACAATTCTTTACGAAAATACTGGTGACGTAAAGCGATGTTGGGAAGTCCATAATGTTGCCTGCCCAGAATGCGATACCTATAGCAGTTATTTGCAATGTGGAGCAATGTATGGCATTAAAGATCCAAGTGTTAAAATTGAAATTACTTATGCCGATGGTTGTTCAACGACAACTGTAACGATTGAATACACTGTCTATCAATACTGCGATGAACAAATTATCCTGCCAAGCACTGTTGCTGCCTCACCTGAAACCACTTACACGCATGTCTTCCAGAGAACGAATCAGTGTGATTGTGTAGATGTATTAGGTGCGTTGACGTTTGTTTCAACGAATTCAGTGAATAACGAACGTGGCATTAGTGTTCCTGACGTTTGCAATGCTGCCAGCGCGTCAGTCTCTCTTGTTGATGCAGACTCTTGCGGTTGCCTATGCTTTGATTGCTTTGACTTTAGCAAAGACATTAACGTGTCATTTACTGGTGCCGATTTCACAGGCACGGTCGTTTGCAGTCTGACAGAGACGAGACAACTTGAGGGTGATGGCAATAGCTACGCTAGGTCACCATGCACTTATGAGGGCACTGTAACTGCCGATTGCGGCAGGATTGATGCTAGAGTTATTATTACGTGCTTGCCATGCGAAAAGTATGGTTTAACTGTCTACTTATCGAGTGGTGGCAGTACATTTATGCAAAATGGCGTTGCTGCCATTGGTTTAACTGGTCCAGTCATTTTTGATTGCACCGACTTAACGCATACCTTTTCGTATTCTGGGGACTGCGATCTTGGCACAACGCTTACATTGTCCTAAATGTGCAAAGTCTTTTAGGCCTGCCGCCATTTATCCAATCTATTGCCCATGTGGTGGCAAGATAGAAGGCGACAACGCATACATTAGCCAAGTGCGCATCGACCTCCCCTGCGTCTACCGTGGAGAGGTGACAGGCGACCTAAATTGTGGTTGCGAAGGCAAGCCTAAAGTTTACGCCTGCGAGAAGCATGGTAGTTGTGCGTTAAGAAAACTAAAGCCAGGCAAGTATGACGTTACCTTTTGCAATGGATGCAATGATCGCCATTACTACAAGCCAAATAAGATTGGCCTGCTACTGACCTGCTTTAACGCTGTCGGTGGCGTCGAAACCTGGGCGAGGATGTTAGTCCACCATGTGCTACCTGGGTCTATATCGGGAATAGCTACGGGAGTTGAGGCTAAGGGTGTAGCTGGCGTCCCTGTCTACTCTGGCGAGGATGCGGTGGCAGAGTTAATGGACGCTTCTGATATGCTGCTAGTCTGGGGGGTGCCACAGTTGCCGACTGGAATCGAGAAGACTAAGCCATGTTACGCTATCCATCACGGTAGCCTAGTATCGACTTGGGCTAATGAGATGTTTGAGAAGCAACTCGCCTGGTGTGATG